TCCCTTTGCCCCATGAAGCCCACTCACCAGCGTCCTCAGGGTCATCTGTAAACCATATTGCTTTACGTGGGTTATGCTCTATGGAAAATTCTTTAATGTCTGTATTAGTTCCATGATACAGCTTCAGAGGTTCACCTTTTTCATCTAAAACTTTGGACCCTTTAATAAATTCATTAAAATCCTCATTTCGCTTAGTAAGTAATGTAGTTTCATCATCAATAAAACTTTTTACATTATCCATAGAAAGACTCTTATCTGATTCTAATCTTAATAGGGATTCAATATCTTCATTAGATAAAATAGAGTCATCGTCTAATCTGTCTGGAGATAGGTACCAGTTTCCATCGTCAGCTTTCCATCTAGTTCTTCTTATAATGTCCCATTCAACATCAGATATATCAAAGTCCTTAAGCAACTGTTTTACTTCTCGCATTGGAACATCTTTTGCTGCTTCTAAAGCAAGATGGTTAGATAGCATCATACTAAAAGATGTCTTCATAGCATCATTCCAGTAGGTCAGCAAATTCATCTTAAAATAGTTTCTTTGCATTTTTGTGATGAATCCTGGTAAAGCGTCATCTGCACCAAATTTACCAACAACGTCTGCGACTAAGGCCCTAGGTCCAAGGCCTATAAGAGAAGCTACACGTCTCTTTTGTGCATCTGCTTTAATTCCTAATAAAGGAATCTCAAATGCTTTTAGAAATTCTTTAGGAGCTTGTCTTATAACTGTAGAAAAAGGAATACCATTCTTCTTAGCTGAAAAGGACATGGTTACAACATCATTAAGAGATCTCACAGTAGCAAATCCAAGAAGAGCCATATTCTTAAAGGCTCGTACAGATCCTGTTATTGCTGCCATCTTAACGTTAACTGGACTTCTAGTAGTTCCGTTTAATATTTCTAGTGAATCCATCAATTTTTTAGGTATTCCTGTTCTTCCTCTTTGGTTTAGCATATCTATAGAAAATTTACCATACTTGTCTAAACCTTCTTTTTTCATTCTGCTACCAAGTTCATTAACAACAGATTCTAGCATTGCTTGTGGGTTAGTACCTAGGTTCTCTAAAAGAGCATGGTTTCTTCCATCGTGTTCTAGTCCAAAAGTTACGGCATGCTGTATGTTAAACCCTTTATAGCCAACTTTCTCTAAATAAGCATGAGTGCTAACTCCATTTTTATATATGATTCTATTCCTTCTACTTACTTTCCTTCCAAGATTACTCGGATTAATAAATTTAAAGTTTAAGTCATCTCCTGCCTTAGACTGTATATGAACACCATCATAGTAATCTCCGAATATTTCTCTTAGATGGGCATCTCTCATATGATCAGGAATTAAGTCAAACATCTGGTCTAGGTCAAAGTGCTCATCAGCTAGTTTCCTCCAAGCAGTCCATGCATCTTCTTTAGTCTTTCCTAGACCTCTTACTTTTAATTGATCTGGAACTTTACTAATAAATCTTGCTGAATCTAAAACAATTTTAGCATTTGAAGAATTTAACCTGTTTACAGAAGTTTTGTCGTGGTAAAAAATTATCTCAGCTATCTTTTTTGCTTGAGGATTACCGCTTGCCTTTAAATCCTTTGGAGTATTAGGAGCAAACTCGTGCTTTTTATATAAGGTGTCAAGATCTTGAAAGATTTCTTTTTCTATTTTACCATCTCTAAAAGCAGTTAGTAAATCAGCCTGCTCTAAGTCACTTAAGAACAGTGTTACCATTCGTCCACCATTTGATTTTCCTTGATAATCTACTGACAGACGTTGACCATGACCTCCTTCTAGCATGTTTAGTAGATACCTAAGAGGATCTTTTGATCCCATAGCTCTATTAAGGATACTCTCTCTAATAACTATATTTCTAAGTTCATCATGATATTTTATTTCTCGTTGTAACCTGAATTCATCGCGTAATCTTTTTATTATTTTTTGTGATCCAGCGTCTAAGCCATTAAACCCAGTAGGAGGGTTTGACTTACTTTTCTGAATAAACTCATCAAGAGCTTTTATAAAAGATTTTTTATCAGAAGTTGATAATCCGTCTAGATCTGCGTCTAACAGAAGATTTGAACAAGAAGTAAATGCCATTATTGTTTAGGCCTCCTTACACATTGGTCATAATCAACTAAAGCATTCTCTGTTTTTTCAGCATCAAATTCTCCACTTTCCCAGCGCTCTTTAATGTTAGCAATTTCACTTTCGCTATATTGACCTCTTGGATTCTCTTCACTTTTAACATTTTTTTCCATAGATTCTATTAATGAGGCTATTGAGTCATGCTCGTCATCAGCGGCACTTCCAACGTCGTCTGTGGTACGATACCCAAATTCTGTATCATTATTAAAGTCGTCTTTAATGTCGTGTTCTTCTCTTTGGTTTGGTTGTAAATCTAGATCTTGTTGGTAATCAATCGCTTTTAAATCTCCTGAAGACATCTCTTCGTTACTCGGTTTTTCATATCTATTTGCAGATTTTTCTAGAATCTTTTTAGCTTTACTTTGGTCGATGTTCTCTTTTTGTAAAGCTCGTACTATATTTTTGGCTGTTAGAACTCCTTCCTTCTTAATGACATCACTTAAAATCTTATAGGCATCTTTTAATTTTTTCTTATCTAGTATCTCTAAAATATCGTCTCCTAGAACTTCCTTTATTTTTTTAACTAATGACTTTCCAGCTCTTTTAGCATTACCACCTCTATGATGCTTCCTTGTTTCAGAGTTTTTACCAGTAATCTCGTACTCAATCATAGAAATTTCTTTAGCTTCATCTAAAGCTTGCTGTTCAGCTAATTTAGGATCTATCTCTTTATCACCAGGAGACATGTCAGTTGTCTGATGTTTAAGCCTATCTTTCTTCTGTTTTAACAGTTTCTTTTTTTGCTTTTTCTGTAGTTTTATATAGGCCTCTGTTTGAGCTATAAGTTTTTTAACCCTTTTACCATGAGGTCCATCAGGGACTGTTTTTAATAATTCTTTTAATTGTGTTAGATTCTCGTCCAGTTTAGCTATGTTATCTGAGAAAGATTCTATTCTACCATCCATAGGTGTTCTACCTAGGGTATGCAAACTGTCGTTTAAATCAATATAAGAATCCATCCACTCTGTATCAAATTTACCTTCAGTCCATTGAACAGAAGCATGTTCACGAGCTTTTCCATTTTCCTCTATAGTCCTTTCTGCCGCATGATCTATTTGAATATCATCTATTTTATCTCCTTGACTTCTAAGATCCATGTCTATTGCTGCTGATCCTGCTTCATAATTGTCTAGTTCCGCCTGTGTAGTTTGAAGTAACTTTGTTGTATCTCTCATATATAACAGTTTTCTAATAGCACCACCGATAGCGACACCTCCTATAAGAGATATACCATAATCAGCTGGTGTAAAACTATACTGAAATTCTTGAGAAGCAAAGTATCCTGGAGTTAGTGGCACTGCAATACCGATGGCTGCTTCACCCATACCAACGGCGTAAGGAGATATCTTTCCTATTTCTTTTGTTAGTTTAGAAACTGTTCTGTAACTAGTAACAGGAAAGAGTAAAGTAGCAAGTCCTATTGGATCTGTAACATCAGCGACAAACTCAATTCCAAATGTTGCTAAATTACGCAGGAATCCTTTATTCTGTTGTAAAATATAGTTACGATCTAATTCTTCTATTTTTCTTTTTCTTTTAAACTTTGCTTCATTTATAGAAATTGGGACTGTGAATTTTAAATGATTTTCAATTCCAAATTCACTATTTGCTTCATCTGGCTCCAGTAATCGAGAAGTAGGACTTCCCTCAATTTCATTACCTAGCATCATCTCAACAGCGCCATCGTTAACTCCAAAGGCCTCTCCACCTTCGTAACCTCTCATCGTGGCAATTGTAGATAGATCTTGCAAAGGTTTAAAACCGAATAAAGATCGAGACTCTTCAAAAGCAGTGGAGGCTGCTAAACCCATAGTTGGTTGAAAGCGCTCTGATGATGTTTCTAGCTCATCTTTAATAACTGATAAAGGTGAGCCACCTAAGAATCCCATTTAATCTCCTTTCAATCCAAGATTACGAAGATGTCTCGCACCTAACCTGTTGAGATCTTCTAAATCTTTAATTGAAGTATTTTTTTTATCAAACTTCTGTACAAGAGCTATCTGATCTGAAATTTCTTTTTTACTGTGTTCCTGAGGATAGCTATGATTCTCTTCTAGAGAAGTAGCTCCATTCTTAGTCATGAAGTCAGTATGAAAATTTATGAATTTTTTTGCGATAGCGTTTCGTTCGCTACCAGATCCACCTTTATCTTCAAAGGATAAATTCTTAACCTCTTCTTGGTATTTTCTAAGTTGGCGTTGAGCCTGCGTAAGTAAACTTTCCATAACTTTCCTAGGTTAATAGCACCATAAAGATGGAGCTGATTTTTCTGGATGAATATCCACGTGTATAAAATTTTTAGCTATTCCTATCCTTTTGAAATTACTTAATAGTAAGTTAACTAGGGTGTAACGATCGTGTCCATTATCAACTGCTATATCAACGGCGTATCCAATACATTCTTTTGTATGTGGCAGATGGTTCGAATTAGGACTGGCTCCTACTGATCTGTTATGAGTAGGGCACCGTAGTCCAGAGGTAATATGCATCGACTTATCATAAGAAATCCGTACAATCTCCAAACGTGCAACTAATTCTTGCGAAATGTTATCTGACCCACATTTACATTTGCATGCAAATTCATGCCGTGAGAAATGATCTGTTAATTTATCCATTAATACTTACCTATTTGTTTGCTTCAGTTTGTATTCCACCTGGCTGTTCGTCGATCATATCCCGTGGAGTTCTAGCTTTATTAATGGTACCTACTAGCTTCTCACTAATAATTTCACCCGTTGTTTCCGGATAATCAAAAGCTTTTGGATAGTTAGCCGCGGTAAATTTATCCCAAGAGTATAAGGTATCACTAATAAGTTCAACTTTACCTATAGCATTAACAACACCTAACTTAAAACCAGAACCATCACCACTATTTATAAATACACCAGCATCTTTAAATTGTACCTTCATATGGGGTATAAGGAAGGATCTATTCTTTAATAGTTCTGGGTTTTCCCTTATATGATCAAGAGCACGTGTTGCCTCTTCATAGGCATACGCATTTCCTTCATTATCATTTTTAGGTATTGATAGATACCTTACATTGCTCTGTGTGTAAGCAAACCCCTTTACATTTTCATAAGAAGACCATTTATCATGCAATAGGTCCTTTAAAGTTTCTGCAATTAAATCAGAGTCAGCTGCATCCATAGTTCCTTTTTGTCTAGCCAAAGCAAGGGTATAAGATACTGCCACACTAGCCATAGTTGAATCTCCAAAATCTCTAAATTTTGAGTAACCCATTGATTTATAGAATTTGGAAAACCCACTGTACAACTGTGTCTTTAAATCAGCAAGTGTATTAGGAGTCCAGTTTTCTGGTTTTCTTAGTGCTTTAGCATCTTTTGACGATCCAATTATTAAGTTAAAAACACGTGTATTTCCATAAATAGAAGCAATCCCTATCTCTGATTTTAATTTAGTTATTGAAGAGGCGCCTTCTCTTCCTTCTTGTGGATCTTTTAATTCATTTAATACTTTGCCACCGTACTCACCATAATCATTAAAGAATTTTTTAACATATTCATGGAACCCGTCGAGACCAATTTTTTTAGATTCAGATTCTTTTTGATTAAATACTTTGTTGAATTCTTCTATCTTAGCTATAGTTAGTATATCAGCCTTATTTCCTGGACTGTATCTATCTTGCGCATCCAACGAAAGTTTAATCGCTTTTTGTAGTAAGGCAGGTTGTAACTCAGGATCAACCTCTTCTGAGTATGCTATATAAGCAGCTCTAGTTGATGGGTCATATAGATCTACAAAGTCAGCTCCTGATTTATTGAATGATTTACGTAAATCAGCACTCGCAGATCTCAATTTAGTTCTAGAAGCTGTAGTGTAGGCTCCAGCAAGACCAGAAGCATGTTTATCATAAAATTCGTCTATTTTGTCACCATGCTCAGATAATGGAGTTGTTGTGAGAGCAGTACTAACTTCGTTATAACTATCAGCTACAGCTTTTTGGGCATTAAAGCTATCTGTAAAAATAGGAGGCTTACCCTTTAATAACTCTAGCACCTTAGCGGTAGAAGTAGCCGCAGCATTTTCATTACCATTTTCAGAGTGTACAAGGGCATTCTTCTTATGAAGAGACGCCTCAAAATTTTCACCACCACTAAGTTTAGCCTGACTTCTTTTAATTCTATCTCTTATACTAATTAATTTACTAGGACTAATATAGAATGGAGAGTCAGATTCCTCAGTTGGGTCATCAGTTATAACGTATCCACTAACTCCCTTTGATATAAATTCTTCAGCTGATTCCCACAGATCTTTTTTTAAAAGAACATCTATGTAGCCTTCAGCAAACTTCTCCTTAATAACTTGTATCAAGTTAAACTTATCTGCCTCAGGAATATCTAGCTCTTTAATGTTCCTTACGGCTTCCTTGGTATCAATAGAATGATCCATCATAAAGTCATCTATATTTACTTTGCCATCACCGACAGGGAGCCCGTCACTATCTACTAATTTAGCCCCTTGGTAAAGATAAATCTGGTTTAATGCAAGATCAGTTGACTGAGTTAAAGTATTAACCATCTTATTTCTACTATGAGTGATACTATCCATTGTTCCCTTAATAAGGAAACTTTGGAACGGTCTAGCTGAGCTTTCTAGAAAGGTGTTATCTTTGCTCGGATCTCCTGTTAAATATTTATCTCGTATATCACTAGATTTCTGACTCCAAACTTGATCAAAAGTTCCTGGCGTTCCATTTTTTAGTAATAAATCGTCGAAATCTCCAGTTTCACTATTTGGCTTAGCTGAAACCTCAAAAGCGTTATAGGCATGCGCTAGGTCTTGTGTCATCTTAAGGGTGTTCTTCCTTGCATCCAAGACATTCTGGTTTTGTGCTCTTTTACGCGCGATATCGAATAACTTCTTCATTCCCTCAGTTGCTTCCTTACCTGCTTTTTCGAGACCTTGCCCAGGTAAAATATTACCACTTAAAGAAGCTGAACTTAGATTCGAACTACGCGCTCCTTGAAACTTTTCTCTTAGTATAAAAGGGTCCATAATTTAATCCTAATTAAAAATGAGGGATTTACCTGTTTTTGTGTCAGTTCCAGCAGCTGATGCGGATCCAATTCCACCAATAGCGGTCCCTAGCATCTGAGTTTTAGCGGCAGCAGCTTGAACATTTCCAGCATATATTCCTCCTCTTGCTCGTGCTTCAAGAGTAGTATTCGCTTGTGCTACGTTATAATCTTTAAGTAAGGCGTTATACTCAAATGATTCTAAATCAGCGAATCTGAAATCTAAAGACATATTATTGTTAGCAGCTTTTTCCTGCTGCAAGTAATATCGTTTTTTATCCTGTTGTTTTTCTATCACTCTGTTACGATTATTCTGCTCAATATCCATACGATTCAATTGAGCGTTATAAGCAGCTTTACCTTTAGCGGCCTTAGCTGCCTGAGCTTGACCATACATGGTAATAGCAGTTCCAGCTACTGCTGCAACTACTGCAATTGTTGCTTTTACTGCGACTGCTGCCATTAACTTATTTCCTTATATAAATAGTGATCTTCAGATATAGATACTCCTTGATCTTTACACTGAGTATCTACTTCATCTACCCATTCTTTTTTAGTTTCATGAGGATTTGGGCCCCAATATTCAAGCGCAACTCCAGCAAAGTCAATTCCAGATAAGTTTAATTTCCCAATTGGACCTATTATTGGACCAAAAGAAATTAATCTTTTAGCTTTAACCTTTCTTAAACAGTCTATTCTCCATTTGTATCTAGAGTCTTCAACAACGACTCCTGCTACTACGTTATCAGGCCACTTTAGTTGTTTAGAAGATAAATATTCCATTCGTTCTGCTCTTTTAGTTACTATTTCAAACTGATGCCAAGTGGCTTTTCTCATTATCTTAAAAACATCTTTTATAAAAGTAGAGGTAACAGCTTCATGAAATAAGTCACTCCCAACAGCCACAGTATAAACAGTAGGTACTTTATTTACTATAGGCTCTAATAACTTGTCGTTGTGCTCTACTGGATGGTAATCTAATCCTAGTTTTTTATATTCCCAGTAAGAAGTACAGTTGTCACAACCTGGAGAAAGTCGTTCGCACCCACTTACAATCATCCAATTTATTGAACTCATTCAATTATCCTTGCATACCTATAAAAATCTTCTTTTTTCATACTATATTTAGGCATTAGTCCCTCATTCTTAAATCCAAAAAATTCAGCAAATCTCATTCCTTCTTTATAATCTTTTAATACGATAGCTTGAATTCGATGAGCCTTCTTCTGTTTTATTATATCATTTAAAATATGTTTCATTAACCTTAAAGCTACTTTTTTCCTTTTAAAAGCGTCGGGCTGTAAATACATCCAGACTTCAACTACTCCAGTCCACATAGGAGTAAATCCACCACACCCGACAACCTTGCCATCTTGTAGACCTGTCCAACTAGTTGAAACAGTTTCTATCAAGTGAGCATCCGGCCTTGAAACCCTTGAAGCTAGTCCTAACCCGTTAATATTACTAAAATCTAACCAGTTAAGATGCCACGCCTCGAAACTTACGAGCCTGCTTGACGGATTCTTCATATACGTGTGTTCTGCATGTTAATGATGACGATTCTATCCAATCTCCATTATCTAATCTTTTTATCCATAAACTGTCACATGACTCACAATTAATCCATTCATGCCATATACCGAAAATGGAATCTTTCCAGTACTCCAAGCACATAGATCCACAAACTTGACATCTAGTCACCGTTTTTGTATTTCAGCTCTAGGACCTATAGCTACTAGAGTGAAGGGTAGTGGCTCATCATGAATGAGTGTAACTTTAGCTTGTCTTTCATGAGGACCATTAAAGTTTAATATTCTATCTCCTGTCTCTAATGGAGGAGAACTATCCATTGGGTTTGATCCAGAACGAGTAAGTATTCTCTCTAGGTTATCCTCGCTAGGTCCAATTTGTCCACCTAAGGACTTATACACTCTAAGTAACACTTCTGATATTCTTTTAGTCTTTCCTTGAGAAGTTCCAGTTGCCATAGGGGCATCTAATGGAAGAGTTACTAGCTTAGATGTATACCCTAATCCAACATGGCATCTTTCAGTTGTTCGATCCAAAGTTATTTGTCCAGATGAAACTGTTTTATTTGCGTGAGTAGCTCCATCTGCTAGGATACTAACTACTTGGCCTTCTAAATGAGATAATCCTGTTATTGTTGAAGTGGCTCCTCCTGAGTATGAGAGGCCTGAATCAACAAAGAACGCGTCGTTTTTATCGGTTAATGTAGTAGGTTCAAACCTATTTTCTAGGAACTCTACATACCTATGTGTTGCCGAGTTTATGGTTCTTTTAACAATCATGTATAGAGTATCGAATGTACCACCAACACCAGGAATAACAGCTAACGACTCAACCTCTACATCGGTACCTCCTAAGATCTGTCTATGCCAGGCAATAACATTTTCATCTCTTTTGTAGGTCATTGAGATAAGTGATCCATCTGTTAATATTGCCCAAACAATGCTATCTGGTTCTGAGGTATACTCTACATGAGATATTCCTGGTTTAGGTATATGCTCTGCTAAGAGTGAAAGATTAGCTGATAAGTGCTTATCTTTTTCAAAACTAAAACTAAGTTCTCTTACTTTAAGGGTAGAACGAGACACATAAAGAATGGCGTCTCCTGCTGGTGTTGGAGCTTGATTAGACGCTCCATCTCTAGTTTGTTTATCTACTTTAACATTAGTGGGTGAAAAAGCAGCTGTTGCAATCCCAGACCATATTTTAAAAGGTCCGTCACTTGTACCTGCAAACATATCAGAATTATCCACAGTTAGCCAGTATATTGCATTAACCTGACTATCAGTAATAAGTCTATTAACTCCATGAGTATCTGCAACAGCGCCATCTCTTGCAGTTGGCTTATGACTTTCAAAATCGTTTGACCTTGAGCACCAAAAAGCGTTCGGCTCGGCAGTAGTATTACAAAAGACTAATCTATTATTAAAGAAGGTGGGTTGTCCTGCTGGCCAGTTAGCGACGTACCAAGAGCCTAATCGCCAGTTAGTAGAAGCGGCAGTACTCTCGAAAGCAGAATCGTCATCATCTATAACGGTGGCTGTAACTACCGTTGCGCTTGAATAGGCTGTTATTTTAGCAGCACCCCATTTAAGAGCTTGTTGTATTCTTACATTTCTACCAAGATCTGTAGAAGCAAAGATACCTGAAGAGGCGGTAAGAGTGACACTTCCAGTTACTGCTGATGGAGTTATTGTTGTGGCAGTTGCATTTTCATCAAGGTATGGACCATCACCATAGTCGTAGGCTGTAAGAGTCCAGGAAGTATGTCCTGTTCGACTTAGTTTTTTAGGAGCGTGAGAACCATGGCAGATATAAAGAACGTCAGCTGATTGAGTAAATCTTAGATCAAATATTTGAGCAGTAGTATAGGTAGTAGCTAACTCGTAGGCAGAAACGCCACTAAGTATTTGACCTTCTTCTTTATAAAATCTAATATAGTTATTTCCAAATTCTAAAACGTAGGCTTGGATAGTAGAGAAAACAAAAGGAACTAGGCGTGTCTTTGCAGATTCTGTTTTTACTGCTTTAATAAAACGAGTTCCAGGCCTCTTATCAACAGGACCATGAGGAAAACAGTAAAAGTTCTCTAGTTTACTTACAGCATCTTTATACTTAGCGAGACCTACACGACCTTCGAGTAGAGGACTAAACTCACCTGAAGTAAAATTAGTCTGAAAGGTGTCAGCCCTAATCCCAGAATCTGCTGGTTTTTTTGTCGCCATTAAAGGTCCCCTGAACCGATACTTGATCCTCTAGTTCTTGAATCTATCCATAAATTAGCCTCAAGATCATCTGGATAATTAACTTGAGCGTCAACTGATTTTGCATCCCTTAAGTGTAACCGGTAGAGTCCCATTAATTCCTCAGCTAAAGTGCTACTTTGAGTTAACCTTTCTGCTATTGTAGCAGCTATACGAACGGCTAATGCTTGAACAAACATAGAATCATACTCAGTAACTATTTCATTTTTATAAATGTATTTTATATTTATTGGATTAGAATCTGTTAAAATGAATCTACCTTCAATCTTATATTTAGGATTATCTTCTATTTCGAATAATCTTATTAGATCAGTTGGCATATCAAATCTATGATCAAATCCGTATACTGGAGCAGTACTATCTAAAGAAGGAGTTCCTTGTTTTACTGCGAAGTTCCATAAATGGTCTCGCAAGGTTGCATCTCTAACAGTTTCATACACAGTATTTATTGTGTTAGATGCTGCTGTACCATCAGAGAAACTAGTAATCGAGTTGTCTCCAACATGCATAAGAGCTAAATTTGCTATTTCTACTTTTGAGTTTGCCATAGTAAAGTTCCCCCGGCCGAAGCCGGGAGTCCAGTTTTAGGTTATTAATCTACAACGTACATTATATACGCGTGAATTGTACCTGTACCTGCGCCACCAGCCAGTGTCAAAGAGACCACAGTTTCAGCTGTATAAGTGTATCCGGCAAAGGTGTCAATAACACCGATGAGAGGAACCTTAATACCAGCAGAAGTTGAAGCGGAAGCAGCCGCGAAACGATCAATATCGCCAGGATCACCAAAGGCCAAAGTAGTACCTGAGCCCATAGCATCATGCCAGATCTTAAAATCGATCACGCGAGCATCTTGAGGCATCTTAAACAACTGGATAGTTGATGGATTTGCCAACGCAGATGCTTCATATGTATCATACATTACTCTAACACGCCCGTGCATATCCCTAGGGAGGACAAGCTCAACAGGCACATTTGTCACTTTGGTGTAACTAACACCTTTAACAGTTGCCATAGTTTACCTCCTTAGGTTATTCGTCACAAATGATCTCGATCATTTTCTCTTCTTCCATTCGGACAGCGCCGAAAGATGCAGCAGAGTAAACTTGAGTCGAGTTTCGTTTGTCACGTCGGGGACCGATTTCAGCCTGAATTTCTGCGCCCATAGCAAGCAACATGCCTGAATGAACCCAGCAGGGCAGACGTCGATGAGCGGTACTCGGCGTAGTTAATAATCGCTCGCACTCGATGAATTTGAATCCCATATAAAATGGAACTTCACCGTGAACAAGTGCTTTGATTTCACTAGTATCAATATCGTTAATCAAAGAGTTTGCTAACAAATCAGTCATTTGAACTGCTGAAATGGCGATGTATCGAGCTTCGGATTTATCGTTCTGTGCTGAAATAAGCTTTTGACGAGCGTTTCTCAGTTTAGGAACGGTTAAGCCGGAGTCGACAGCTCCACCTGATTCAACATAATCAACAGCAATTTGTTGTCCTGCAGGAAAAGCAGTACTCGTTGAGCCAGTTTTTCCAGTGTAGGCAGTACCGAACATATTTTCGATAATGACATCATCTAGAGAACGACCAAGAGCGAATGCCGCATTCTGTGCATAGGGAGACGTCGGATCAATGAGCAACCTAATACGATCTTTACGATCAATTAAGTCAGCCCAATCGAAATCTCTTAAATGGCAGCGTCTACGATCATGTGGAGTTTCAATTAACGGCGTATCTGCGTGTCGAGTAAGTACTTCAACCGCTGCCGTGGCTCCAATACGATCATAGAACTGGAATTCAGCATTCTGAGTCTCATTCCGCACGTAAGGACGCATGATAGAACCCTTCTGTTGAAGAAGAAATTCCACATTCGCCTTGTACTGTTGTACAAATGCGGTAGTGATCTGATTAGACATAGTATAATCCTCAGAAATAGTTAATAAAAAGTTATTGCCAAATCGCTTGAGCTACCCGACATCGGACCCTTGCTTCCCCTTTTACATCCGAGGCATAAGATGACGGACCATTACTTATGGCTACCCGATTTACTTATAAATTTTTTTAGCTACTTTTTTCTTAGTGTCAGTAATTTTTTTAGCTACTTTTTTCTTAGTGTCAGTAATTTTTTTGCCTACTATAGCCCTTTTCTTAGCAAGGTTCTTTCCTGTTTTAGACTTATTAATTGCAGCTTTAATAAAGTCACTTAATGGAAATAAATTTTTCTTTGGCTTTTTTTTAGATTTCATTACTTATAGCTACCCGATTTACTTTTCTTTTTCGATTTAGGTTTAGATTTAGGTTTAGATTTAGATTTAGGTTTAGGCTTTTTCTTCTTTTCGTAAAAGTGTTCTTTAAGAGAATCAGCCAATTTTTTTCTAGAACCCTCCATAAACACTCTAGGAGTTTCACCCTTAGGTTTTTTTATCTTGTTAGGATTTTCTTTTATTTTAGGGGGCATGATTACTCCTCAGTTGGTGGATAAGCGAAATCGTGAAGTTCAGTCATACGCTTTATTGCATCTTCATGAGAAGGACCTGACGTCTGATAAGCCTCCATGAATTGTGCATTTCCATGTAACTGAGCGATCTCATTTTTAGCTTGTTCAGGGGTAAGAACAGATGTACCTTGTCGTCCTGCTCTACCTTGAGAACCTTTTTCAAGTAGCTGTGCTCCAATTTTTGCAGCAAATTTTATCATCTCTGGATGGTTACCTAAGCGACTTTCGTTAAGGTAATCTCGTAAATCATCACTACCAAACTCTTCAACTGCTGCTTTAGCAGATTCTAATTGATCATTATAGGCAAGTCCAAACTCTTTTCTAACATCAGTATCCCACTGTTTTTCAGTGTCAGCTGTGGTAGATGCCTGCTTTTCAACAAACTGTCCTGAAAAATCGTTATACGACTTATACATGTCAGAAGCCTGTTTTTGACTTAACCCAGCTTCATGCATAGATTTTCTAAAGAATGTCTCCATAGAAGTTACTTCTTCAGATTGCTTAGTTCCCTCAGGAACACCAAAATCGTATCCTTTACCTTCTTCACCAGTTGGGCGTCCAACCGAGTCGTAAAACTTAGACCACTCAGCTGACCCTGCTTCTGATACTGGCATAGGTAACCGTTGCTGTCCTATCATTTCTTGAGCAGATATATAAGATTTAGCCATACCGTTGACATCAGAGATATCTCGTAAAGCTGTATGATCTTTATATTCTGGTGATAGATGTTCTTTAAAATTAAAAGCACCTTCTGTTAATGATGTTGCAGGCTCTACAGATTCTACTGTTTCTGTAGAAGCACCACCGTCGTCAATTGCCATATGTGTTCTCCTGTTCAATGTCGTCCATTAACCTATGAAAGTAACTCGCATCTTTATTAATGAACTTTATTAATGATAAAACTACGGATCGCCTCCCATCTCTATTTGAGGTTTCACAACAAGTCTGTCCATTATTATATACTGGATCTACTACATATTGCGATTTAATTAAGTGTTTTAAAACTCTTTCTCCAGCGGGACTACTGAAGATAGCTTGACAATCATCGTGGATTGCTGATCTTTTTTCTAGTACATTCTTCATATAAAGATAGGCCTTTATTGGTTAGCTGCGTCCTGCATTAGACTCTGTGCTTTAGCTACATCAACCCCACCAGATGCGGCTCTTTCCATATCTTGTTTCTGTGACTCTTCCTTTTGAGCTTCCATTCTAGCTTTACGTATTGCCATAACTTTCTCAGCATCTTCAAGTATTACCTCTGGAGCATCTAGTAAATCATGTGCCCACTCAAAATACTTATCTCCATTAAAGTTATCTGCCATTTCCGGTTTAATATTAATAAGAGGAATAAATGCTTCTAATAATCTAGTAACATTCTGTAGTTGAGTTGACTTCTGAGCTCTTGCTACAGGAGAAGAATACTCTATGTTTATACCTCTTCCTTTTAAGGTAGCAGGAATAGGAGGAATAATCTTCTGACGATTTGCTATGTGGTAAGTTCTACGAATCATAGGAGCTAAAAATTCAACTTGCATTCTGCCTGTCATCGGCGCAATGTTCCTCATCTTTTCTTCTTGGCGAGTCATAACCTCAGTAGCAGTCATTTCTGGTCCGCCTTCTTGCATACGCATAACATCTATATGAAAGACTCTCATTATGTGTTCATGCCTATGTTTTAGTAAATCAAACCCAATATTAAGATTGCCCGCGACAGGAAGTGGCTCAATACGATCTTGTGTGCCAGACCTATAGAAATTAATTCCCGCAGGGGTCGTTCTAATGGGGAGGAGAAATCCATCATCAGGAACCATCAACGGCGGGTCAGTAACTTTCTGTCCAGATTTAATTATGGTCTTCATCATCTCGTTAACCATCTTAATATCGGGGAGAGCCGTGGACCCTGGTCCACGTCCATATATTTCTTCTGCTGTCTTCTGCCATCTAGGTACTACATAAGGAAAGACATCATAGCCAGATTCCTCAAGGATTGCTTTTTCACTTCCTAAGAAGATGAATACAGATATGTACTCTTTGTTAGTACTCTTAACTGAATCGGGTAGAAACTCATCATTAGGTTCAACAACATGTAGACATTCGTGCTCTTCATAAGGCTTAGCTTTGAACACTTCAACTTGCTCTGCAGAAAATACATCAGCATACTTCTGCATGATCTGTCTAGCAGTCATTAAGTATTTTCGATAGACTGTATTTACTTTACCATCCATGCCCTCTGCTATATAACAGTTACCTAAGTGGAATGTTTGAAAATTAATCCCAGAAGGAAGATCTTCAATTAGCATTACTGATGTTCCAAAAGCTCCTATATCTAAATATAGTTCGTGTGTTTGCGGTGTAAAATTTGTGTTTGGAGAATTAAAAACATGGTCGTAAAGAATATTCTCTACATTCTCTAAATAAGCTCTAGACGTTTTTTGCTGATCTAGTTTAGGATCAGACATCTTTAATTTAAACCATCGTTGCGTGGGTGAGGTTAGAAATCCTGCAAGACCAGCAGCGAGTTGTTCATTGGCCCATGGTCCAGTACCATCGTAGATGTGATCATGGCGAGGTCCCCCTTTAGCCCGTGTTATAGTAAAGTCACCTCTATTAGGAAGTATGTACTGGGTAATATCGTTCCAGACTCCTTCCCAATTAGATCTTAAATTCCTTAGTTGCTCAAAACGACCTGTATACAGATCAATCTTATCTCGATCGCTTGAGTTCATCATGCGCCACTCCCTAATTTTGTTTTAGATATATTAGCGGCTTCTCCAAGGAGTTCGCCTTTACGATTTTGCTTTGTTAGTACAGTACCTTTTCGAGTAGACTTTTCAGCTTGTGCAACTTTATACTTCTCTCTTGATTCAGCAATAGCAAAATCCTCTACTTTAGGAGGGGGTGGTAATGGTGGTGGTGTTGGTATTGAAGGTGCTCCGCCCATGATTATAGTCCTATTATATTATATTCATGCTCAGCATGAGTTGGTAATGGCTCTCTCTTCATTGTTTCCCTACGTACAGAGAGAGCAAGATATCGCAAAGCGTCCATAAAATCAGAAGTCCAGTCATGGTAAGGACGGTCATGAAAACACCGCTTCTTATCATCCCATTCCTTTCTATATTGTTTAGACGCTTCAATAAGATGCTCCGTATTTTTATCGTCATTCCAGTATAACCTCGACATAATAGATCTTACCGCTTCTATACCGTCTTCAATAGAGACTTTAGGGACCACCCTGAAACGGAGTCCCAGTGATTGTGCAGTTTCGAGGCGCGTTCTACCCGTTGAAAGGTCCTTGGCTTTAATGTCATGTGGCGCATAATGATTGCCGTATACATATTGAGATCTGTGACCTTTCGATAAGATGTTAACATAATGTTGTAAACCCTCGCCTGAATTCGAATAACAATCTATTAAACGAATCTGTTGTCCAAGTACCTGGTAGAATAAGATAACTGTTTGATCACCTATTCCCAAGTCCCAGGATGTATTGACCATCAACTGGCTGTCGTACGGAAACTGGCCAATACGCCCAGTATCAAACGCGGCCTTCATATGATTTCCGTAGTATGCTCCTACTAACGCTGCATCAAAAGAACAAAAGAATTCCTGCTGAATAAGCTCTTCAGGCATTCCAGCTTCTCTCTCTTCATCGATAGCTGCGATAGGAACTGCCTTTGTATCGTGAACTGATAGAACTTGGGTGAACCATTTTGGATTTTTCTTAGCATGGTTTAATAACGTATAGCCATGGTTTCTTCCACGTGGTGTATAAATAAAAACGGCCCAACCTTCATTCTCTAAAAGTATCGGCCTTATATAGTCCCACGCTCTGGGATCTTGTAAGGCGTACTCAGATAAAATAATACCGATAGGATTAGCACCGACCAAGCGATCAGGGTTATCCGATCCAACCACCTGGTAGATAGATCCAGTCTTAAAAGTGACGCGCATCTCCGTATTATTGATTGCATCTATATTTTCTTTAGGAAAATGTGAGATGAATTTTCTACCTGTCTTAGTCATCCCCTCCCACGCAATCTTTCTTCCTTGATTATACGTAGGGAACAAATGCCAATAAAGTCCTGGTCGCATTATACTACAAACTGCGATCCAATTAACACTAGTTAAATCCTTACCTGCGCGTCGGTGCCATACACAGATTGCTCTTTTTCCACCTGATTCTAGATACTGTATCAAGGGCAACTGATAATCTCTAGGAGCCCAGTCTACAGGGACTTTACAATTCGGCATAAATTATAGTGCAGTGTTATCAGATTCAAGAGCTAACATCTTGATAGTCATTGGTCCGGATATCCCGTTGTATTGTAAATCAACCGCGTCACCAGGGCCGTACAACATCTCGAACTGGTACATGGTATCAGCCGTTGTCATTGTTCCCAGAATCACTGTCTGGCTTACGCTGTTGTTTACCACGATCGCCCGTAAGTTTGCTGCCCCTGTTGCTGGTGTCACCTGGACTGTCATCTTTAGTGGTCTTCCGTCCTTGTGATTTGCCGACCCGTCGTACTGGAACGGGCTGCTGAACAGGTCCGTGTCCACTGCTTTCGATACCTTGTTGATTGTTCCCAATGTTCGTGAGGCCATTACTCATTCCTCCAAAGTTAATTATTTGAAATCCTAACGGTGTTCCATCTTCTCCAATACTATGCTCCATAGATCTGAGTTTGGGAGCGACGTACTGTGCGAGCTCTTTAAGGCACGGGACTCTAACCTCGACTCCATAAAAGTAGTCCCCTGTTGAATTCCTCTTGGTACAAATTTCTGCCAAACCTTCGAAGGGATCGCATTCCATTTCTGCCAAAATTTCTTGAACATGTTTTATTCTCCTCAGACCAGATGTCTGAACCTTAGGTAGTGTTGCCATTATAAGATTATAACATGGAAAAATGACCAATGTAAACACTTAATGTTCTTTTATTTTCAAAGTTAGATATTTGGATAATTCACCCCGCCCCAATGTCCAGGTCGGGAAATAAAAACAATAAATGTCTATAAAGGCCCCCCGGGGCCCGAAAATGACAATTGTTGAATTTAGTTTGACCGCGTGTGGCGGACCCACACATTGTAATATAAGGAGTATTATTATGACGAGTAAAAACACACATTTGAATGCAGCATCGAGCGCAGTAACCATGTCTACAGCTGATGCACTAGCAGCTCATAAAGAGCTGGCTAAGGTACAGAAGAAGACGTCTGCGTACGGTAAACAGTTCAAGGCTCTTGTGAGTCTTGAAGTAGCTGTTAACCTTCCGATGCAGACTCAGCGTCTTGCTGTCTTAAAGGCAATCATCATTGCTTCGAAGACATTAGGTAAGGAGTGGGTACCTGCAAAGGATGTAATCGAGGTTGCAATGAGAGTTCAGGATCCTGATGGATCGTTGAATCATGGTTTCTTATACATGCCGACACGATTCAAGGTTACAGAGGATTCTGAAGGGACTGCAGCTCATAGAAAGGCAGTAACTGACGTGTTCAGGTTCTATGATGCACCGCAGTTTCGTGCAGCTAAAGATGGAACAGATATCTATGAAGTTAAATAGATAGCAGTTTAGTCT